TAATTCATTACAATCTACATTTAATATAGTAGCAAGCTCATCAGTAACAAATTTAGCTGTAACCGCTAGTGTGCCTTATAATGAAACATTAGGTAACTCATTCCGTATAGTATCATCAAGTATTGGTAATACTTTTGGTGGTGGTGCTGCTGGTTCTCAATGTTTTGAATTAGAAACATTAGCATGGGGTGCTCAAATGAACAACTCAGGAAGTGTATTATCTTCAGGTGCTTTAGTAAGCGGTAGTGCTACTAACGTTCGTTGGCAAGTTCAAAATGTAAATACTACACAAGGTACATTTACATTAGTTATCAGAAGTGGTAATGATACAGATGCTCAACCAAACGTTCTTGAAACATGGACTAATTTATCAATGGATGTTAATCAACCTAACTATATTGCTAGAGTAATTGGTAATACTAAACCAGTATACGTTTATTCAGCAGCAGATGGTCAAGGATATATTGATGTTCAAGGTGATTTTCCTAATGCTTCAAGATATGTTAGAGTTGCAAACGTACCTCAAGCACAATTTAATACATTTGATAATAATGGATTATATCAGTCTTCAGTATTTAGTGGAAGTTTACCAGAAAATGGAGACGGAGGTATAGCAGGTGCCTTTAATGGTGGTGTCGCAGATACTAACTTAGGTAAATTTATGTTTGAAAACATAACAACAGCTGCAACAAACACTCAAGGATTTACAACAGCTGATTATGCAGTAGCTTTAAACTTACTAAATAATACAGACGAATATCAATTTAACTTATTAATGACTCCTGGTTTATTTTTAGCAGGTGGAAATGCTAACATTAATATTGGTGCTAATAATGCTGATCCAATCGCATTATGTGAAGGAAGAGCAGATGCTCTAGCAGTAGTTGACCCAGTACCTTATGGTGGTTCAATAACAAGCGCTAAAACAGCAGCAAATGCTTCAAACTCAAGCTATGCAGCAACATACTGGCCATGGTGTCAAGTATTTAGCTCAGCAATGGGTAGATTAGTATGGGTTCCTGCTTCAGTACTAATGGGAGGTGTATTTGCCTTCAATGATGAAGTAGCTGCTCCATGGTTTGCACCAGCAGGTATTACTAGAGGTGGTATTCCAAATGTAACAAGAGTTGAAAGAAGATTATCATTAAACGACAGAAACAACTTATATTTAGATAATGTAAACCCATTAGCTACATTCCCTGGAAATGGTGTTGTAGTATTCGGTCAGAAAACATTACAACAAAAAGCAACATCTTTAGATAGAGTAAATGTTAGAAGACTGTTAATTGCGTTAAAAGGATATATTGGTGGTATAGCTCGTGGATTAGTATTTGAACAAAATACGGCTACTACAAGAAATGCATTCTTAAATCAAATCAATCCATACTTAGACAGTGTAGTACAAAGACAAGGTTTATATGCTTATAAGGTAGTAATGGATGAGTCAAACAACACTCCAAGTGTAGTAGATAGAAATCAATTAATTGGTCAAATTTATATCCAACCAACTAAAACTGCTGAATTCGTAATATTAGATTTCACAATTTTACCAACTGGTGTTGAGTTCCCAGCTTAATTAATATTTATAATAAACAAACAATAAATACACAGAGAACATGCCTATATTAAACGCAAACCAGATGATGTTTACTCAATATGAACCTAAAGTTCCAAACAGGTTTATAATGTATGTAAACGGTATCCCATCATATATAATCAAAGGAGTAAGTGCCGTAAATTTTGATGATGGAGAAATTATTCTAGATCACATCAACACTTATAGAAAAATCCGTAGTGGAAAAAGATTATGGGGAGACATGACATTTACATTATTTGACCCAATTGCTCCATCAGGTGCACAGGTAGTAATGGAATGGGCTCGTTTAGCATATGAATCTATCACAGGTAGAGCAGGTTACTCGGATTTCTATAAAAAAGATATAACATTCAACGTATTAGGTCCTGTAGGGGATGTAGTATCAGAGTGGGTAATCAAAGGAGCTTTCATTAAAACAGCAAACTTTGATGACTACGACTGGTCAACATATACTGAAGCAGTAAACCTTACAATGACAATCGGAATGGATTATTGTATCTTGAATTACTAATACAAGTATCATATTAAATACAAAGAACCCAACAGAAATGTTGGGTTTTTTTATGAGAAACATTCTTTTGTTATATTTATATATATAAAAAATAATTTAAGTTTATGACAGAATCAAAATTTCCAACAGAAATTATCACATTACCTCCTAAAGGTCTTGTTTATCCTGAAACATCACTGTTAGCTAAAGGTGAAATTGAAATGCGTTACATGAGCGCTAAGGATGAAGATATTTTAACTAATATTAACTTTATCAAACAAGGAACAGCAATTGATAAATTACTAAAATCACTTGTAGTATCACCTGTTGATTTAGATGAATTAATTACAGGAGATAAAAATGCTATTTTATTTGCTGCTCGTATTTTAGGATACGGACATGATTACACATTTTCATTTAAAAATCAAGCAACTAATAAAGATGATGACTATACTATTGATTTAACTCAATTATCTGAAAAACCATTAGATGAAGCATTATTTACTCAAGGTAAAAATGAATTTGAATTTACTCTTCCTAAATCAGGAAATAAAATAACTTTTAAGTTATTAACAGGTAAAGATGAAAAATCAATAGAAGCTGAAATTAAAGGATTACAAAAAATTGATGCTAATGCTTCATATGAAAACATAACACGTTTAAAACATATGATAACATCTGTTAATGGAAAAACAGATAAAGTATCAATCCATGACTTTGTAGATAATTATTTATTAGCACCAGATTCAAGAGCATTTAAAAAATATTACTACGAGATATCTCCAGATATAGATACTACAGTTACTATTGATAAAGATGGATACGTGCAGGAGGGCGTAGTGATCCCTATTGGGATTAACTTTTTTTGGCCTGACTTCCAAGTATAGAGAATACTTATTTACAAAAATCCATGAAATATGCTTTTATGGACAAGGTGGTTACGATTGGGACACAATATATAATTTACCAATAATGTATCGTGAACTTATATATCATAAAATTCGTGAACATTATGATAAACAAAAAACTGATTCTGAAAAGCAACAAAAAATGATGCAATCAAAAACAGCCACTACGGTTAAACCACCCCTTAAATCCGATTACACAGCAAAAGCCCCACGAAAGTAGGGCTTTTCATATTTATTCATATAATATACTCTTATGGCAGTAGGTACAAATAACGATGAATTAAATCAATATAATGATTTATTAAGAGAATCGATTAATTATTCTAAACAATTATCAGACAATGTTTTAGCATTAGCTGGTAGGATGTCTAATTTAACTATATCGGCTCGTGCTACTAGATCTGCTATGACTGATATTAACGCAGATATTAAAAATACTTTAAAATTATCTGATAAGTTAAATCAAGGAAAGTTAAAGCAAAAAGATATTGAAGATCAAATACTTAAAATTACAAACACATATGCTAAGTATATTGAAGAAACTAATAATGGTGTTAATAATATCAATGAAACTTATCGACAAAGTTTAACTTTACAAAGAGATATTACTGCTGAAATAAATAGGCAAAATACTCTCCAAACTGATATTACTAATTCATATAATCAGCTTAATTCTTTTCAACAGCAACTTGCAAATAATCTTACTGCACAAAATACATCTTCTGGTCAACAATTAACTAATTTACAGAATCAAGCTGCTATTTTAGCAGATCAAATTAAAAATGAAACTGATACTTTAAACGTAAAAGAAAGACAACTTGATATTTCTAAAAGAATAAGTAAAGAGTTAAATGAAGATGCAAATAAAGTTGATAAAGTTTTAGAAGCTCACGAACGGTTACTTGAAATATATCAACAAGAATTAGAAGAAGCTAATAAAATAAAAGAAGCTTTAGAAGCACAAAATACACCTGCCTCACAACTAGCTAACACTTTTAAAAAGATTCAAGGAATATTAGGTGCCTTTATGCCTATATTTAATTTTTTAAAATCAGTGGCATTTGATGTTTCTAATCAAGTAACACAACTCCAAAAAGGATTAATGTTATCTTCAGATGAAGCATATAACATAAGAAGTGAATTTAATGATTTAGCTGTTGCTTCTAATAATGTTCTTATTACTACTAATGCTTTAGTAGCATCAAATGCTGCTTTAGGTAAACAATTAGGGTTTAATGCTCGTTTTAGTAATGATGCTGTTGTTGAATTTACAAAATTAACTAAACAAATAGGGTTAAGTGAAGAAGCAGCTGGTGGTTTAGCTAAATTTGCTAAAGCTAACGGTATGACTCTTAAAGAAACTAAAACAGTAGCTTTAGGAGTGTCACAACAATTATCATCTCAATACGGAATACAGTTAGACCAAAAAGAAGTACTAGAAGAAATAGGACAAATATCAGGTCAAACATTAGCAATGTTTAAAGCTAATCCTGCTACTTTGGCTCAGGCAGTTGCTCAAGCAAAACTTTTAGGAACTACTTTAGAAATAGCTAAAAATCAAGCATCTGCTTTACTTGATTTTGAATCATCAATTGAAAATGAATTACAAGCAGAATTAATAACTGGTCAACAATTTAACTTAGAAAGAGCAAGATCCGCTTCATTAACTGGTGATTTAACAACAGTAATGAAAGAACTTAATAATCAAGGTATTGATTTTAATAAGTTCTCTAATATGAACGTTATTGCTCAAGAAAAACTAGCATCAGCATTCGGATTACAAACAGACGAATTATCTGATCAGTTATTAAAACAACAATATATGAACATGTCTAGAGAGCAAGTAGCTGCTCTAGCAGGTGAAGAAGTAGCTAATCGTTTAGAAGCAGTTAATGCTCAAGATAAATTTAATGCTGCTGTAGAAAAAATGAAGGATTTATTTGCAAACATAGCAGGTGGTCCTTTAGGACAATTAGCTGAAATGATGGCTGGATTATTAGATAGTTCTGCTGCTTTATATGGGATTATGGCTGCTATCGCAGGTATATCATTTGTAAAATTAATAGCAAGTTTAGCAACAACAGCAGCAACATTAGCATCATCTGCTGTAGCGGGAGGTGCATTAGCTGCCTTTATTAACCCTACAAGTTTAATTATAGGTATAGCGGCTTTAGCAACTCTAGGAGCATTAATAGGTTCAGCAATGACAGATGCAAGTGAAGCAGCTCAACCAATGGGAGATGGATTCTTTGCTAACGGTAAAACATTAATATCAACTAAAGAAGGTGGTTTATTTGAACCAAGTCCAAATGATGAAATAGCAGTGGCTCCTGGTATAGGTGATATGATTAACAGATCTCAAAACCCAGCTGCTACTGTAGTTCAACAAGACAATAGTGCTTTATTAAATGCAGTTAATACATTAATTAATGAAACTAAAAACACAAATAGTGGTTTAGCTCAATTAAATGCAAAACAAGCAATAATTAAAGTAGATAGTCAAAATCTAGGAACAGCTCAAATTATAGGTAATTATAATTTAGCCTAATTCAATATTTATAATAAACAATTAAAATAACATAATTATGGGATTATTATCATTATTACAAAGTGGTGTAGGAAACTTAGGATGGGATGGAGGCCCAGTACCACCAGGACTACAACCTAACGTCAACCCAAACCCTCCAGGAACACGTCATAATCAATACTCAATTAATGGAAATCCTCCAATTCAGGCTATT